AGACTATCGAAGACCGAGACCAGAAAAGGTTCGTTCAACGGTACGCACAACGGTGTCTTTGACAGGATTGTCGAGTAAGGAATAGTCCAAAACTCCACTGTCCTCAATGACCTCTGCCACCTTATCAGAATTAGATTCCAAGAACACAAGTTCCTCAAGGACCTCCTCATCGGAGAGCCCAAGGAATCTAAGCTCATCAGGCACACCCAGTCTATTCTCATAAGAGTCTAGGGTTGGGGTACCTCGAGGATCTGTGGTTACATCCATTAAGGAGTAACCATCAGGAACCTCGTTCTTAAATACTCTTTCAGAAATAAATCTGAAGGAAATTCTAAGAAAATCCTTGATAGTCCTGGACGGACTATCAACCTTTAGGGTGAGATCATTCTCAACCCTTAAGGTCCAATCCTCATTTCTGATAATCAGCCCTTGATCTATATCACGGGCGTGCTTCATCATTAGTGAGGTCGCTTGAATATCTTTCCGGTGAACGACAGTCTCCTCCATCTTAGACAAGATGAACGGAGCTGCCGCCTTTCGAATAGATAGAGGAATCCCTTTGGGATTCCACCCGAGTCCACCACACTCCTCCGGAAGCATAGCCACAGCCTTCACAACCTTACGTTGTCGAGGTTTAAGCATATTAAATGCCTCCGGACCGAGATTCTTAGCTAATGCTAAGAATGAGTAGTCGGATGGGTTCTTCCACTTGTTCTGTACGTAGATTGCATCTTGTGTAATGACACGAGAGGCAAACTCCCCTAGGATATCGCTAGTAATAGTTTTATCCTCGGATACAGAACAACCTAGTTCTGTCATGAGGGACTTATAAGTAGATTCATACTTGGATGACATAATAATGTCATCCCCAAGTATTTTGTACTTATGCTCCCTGGCCAAGAATCGATCAAAAGAGAAAGATTCAGCTGGTGACAGATCACCGCACCTCTGGATCACGTGGTACATAACCAGGTGATGCCCAAGGGCGAAGGATGGAAAAGACGGCCCAAGACCAAGAGGTTGACCTTTGGTCCACCTGATGGTGAGGTTATCTTCTCCATATGCGGAAACCCACTTCTTCTTTGATGCTTGCTCAAATAAGTCAACCAAGGATAACATCCAAGGTTGATCTGAGTAAGAATTGCGAAGGAGCTCAAGTTGTAGCGAGAGAGGAAAAAGGTTAGTGGCGTCACTAAGATCCACAGAGGAAAGCGACACGCCCTGAGGGCGGTGGCTTCTTATGAAATCTTGTGCCCACCTAACCCCTTTTTCTTGGTCAAAGGTGCAATCATTGATTGCAGACTTCAACTTCAGAAGAAGGGAAACCTTTAATGGATGAAGTAGATACTGGAGCCCCCGATGAGGGTTGGCAACAGCACGTAACTTATAACCAGGTTCCTGGATGAAGCCTATCCTCCCCATAGGGAGAGGATTAAGGAAATCCTCCACATGAAGGTGAGTAACCTCACCGGCATGATGGAAACCTGATTTAAGGTATCGGTCGCGATTCGACAGAATATGCGGCTCTACAAAATCCAATCTCCTAACATCTGTAATTGCTTCATATCCGGGGTTCTTTCTAGAACCATGGCCCTTAAGATTAGGGACCTTACCAGTTATTGGAAACTCATACAGATTGGGAGCCTCTATGGATTTCAAGGAAAGCTTCTGGAACATTGTCAAATGTTCAGTGAAGATCTCCTTGGGACCGTATACGGAAGAGAAAAACTTTCTCTTCTGTTTCTCAGTAATGTCCTCTGATATATATGAACTATATACCATAAGAGCACTGATAGCCTTTTGAGGCTTTTTCAGTAAGAAGATGGACTTAAAAGGACCCTTTGGTAGGCCACCCTTATGGGCGATCCAATCAAAGCTAGGTTCTTGTCCTGCTAATCTCTTGATAAAAGACAGCTTAAGCTTCTTGAGTCGAGTGATAGTATGTTCTATACCCTCACAACGTTCCCATTTTTGGACAACGTCAATGATACGGTGAACTACTTCTTGCCTGATTCCCAGTGATGATAGTCTACGACACGCTGTGTTACGACTTAAAGACATAGTAATGCCCCTCCTTATAAAA